CCGCGCTTCGCCTAGTGGCAGGGGCCGAATGTCAGTTTCCGGCCGTTTGGACGACAAACCCTTTCCGGCTGTTCGCCGACAACGGCCCGCACCTACAATGACAACCGACGCAGTTGTCAGGTCCGAGCCCGCATGCAGATCGAAGACTGGCCCATCCGCAAGGTCCGCCCCTACGCGAACAACCCGCGGGTGCTGCGCAACGCCGCCGAGAAGGTGGCCGAGAGCATCAAGGCCTACGGCTGGCGGCAGCCCATCGTCGTCGACGAGGCCGGCGAGGTGGTCATCGGCCACGCCAGGCTGGCCGCGGCGCAGCTCCTGAAGCTCAAGACCGTGCCGGTGCACATCGCCCGGGGCCTGCCGCCCGAGAAGGTGCGCGCGCTGCGCATCGCCGACAACAAGACCGCCGAGTTCGCGGCCTGGGACGACGCCAAGCTCGCCGACGAGCTGGCCGCCGTGCTCGAGCAGCTGGGCGACGTGGCCGTGACGGGCTTCAGCCGGTCCGAGATGGACGCCATTGAGCTGCGCGCCAGGGCCGAGATCGAGCGCCTGACCGCGCCGACCCCCGCGTGCGCGCGCTGACCGACGGCCTGGTGCCGGTGGTGACGGTCGACGCCGACCCGATGCACCGCATGATGTCGACGATCCGCCACAACCGGGCGCGCGGCACGCACGCCGTGCTGCTGATGGCCGAGATCGTGCGCGGCATGGTCGAGGCCGGCCTGCAGCCGACCGAAATCTGCCAGCGCCTGGGCATGGAGGACGAGGAACTGGAGCGCCTGCTCGACCGCGCCGGCATGACCGTGCGCGGCGCCGGCGAGACCTTCGGCCGGGCCTGGGCACCGAGCCGCAACCCCTGACACCCCGCATGTATGGACGTCGTCCCCCTCCGCGAGTTCGCCCGCCGCATCGGCGTCAGCCTGACGGCGGTGCAGAAGGGCATCAAGACCGGCCGCATCGTCGCGCAGACTGACGCGGACGGCCGCGCCACCGGCATCGACTGGGACAGCCAGGGCCCGGCCTGGTCGGCGAACAGCAAGCACCCGCAGAAGAAGCCGCACAACCCGGCCGGCGGCCGGCCGCGCAACGACGGCGCGCCGCCGGCGCCGCCGGCGCAGGCCCCCTCGCGAGCGCCAGCACCAGCCCCGCCGCCCGACGACGGGGCCGGCAAGCCGCAGATGACGCTGGCCGAGATCCAGCGCGCGCGCGAGCTAGTGAAACTGCAGATCGACAACGAGAAGCTGAAGGAGGTCCGCGGCGAGACGGTGTCGGCGGCCGAGGTCGAGAAGGCCGGCCGCTCGCTGGCCGCCGCGGTGATCGGCGGGCTGTACGGCATCCCCGACCGCATCAGCGACGAGCTCGCCGGCATGAGCGAGCCGCACGCCATCCACGCCCTGCTGCTGCAGGAGATCGACCGAGCGGTGAGCGAGCTGCGGCGCGCCTATGGCGAGCACTGACCAGAATCCGCTGCTGCGGGGCTTCCTGGGCGGCTGGCGGGTGCCGACCCGCCGGACCGTGACGCAGTGGGCCGACGACAAGCGGATGCTGCCGTCGAAGGGCGCGGCCGAGCCGGGCAAGTACCGCAGCGCGCGGACGCCCTACATGCGCGAGCCGATGGACTGCCTGTCGGTCCTGTCGCCGGTCGAGGAGGTCGTCCTGATGGCCGCGGCCCAGACCGGCAAGTCCGAGTCGGGCAACAACTGGGTCGGCTACGTCATCGAGGAGGCGCCCGGGCCGATGCTGCTGGTGCAGCCGACCGTGGACAACGCGAAGCGCTACTCGAAGCAGCGCATCGCGCCGATGATCCTGGAGACGCCCTCGCTGGCCGCCAAGGTCGTGGCGAACAAGTCGCGCGAGGGCGGCAACACGATGCTGGAGAAGGAGTTCCCGGGCGGAATCCTGATCCTCGGAGGGGCCAACAGCGCCGCCGGCCTGCGGTCGATGCCGATCCGGTACCTGTTCGCCGACGAGATCTCGAACTGGCCGGCCGACGTCGACGGCGAAGGCGACCCGCTCGGCCTGGCCGAGGAGCGGACCAACACGTTCGGGCGCAAGCGGAAGATCTTCAAGACCAGCACGCCGGGCGTGCGCGACGTGTGCCGGATTGAGGCCGAGTACCGCAAGACGGACCAGCGCCGCTACTTCGTGCCGTGCCCGCACTGCGGCCACAAGCACATCCTGGAGTGGAAGAACTTCATCATCCCCAAGGACGACAGCGGCAAGCACCTGTTCCGCAAGGCGCACATGGCCTGCCCGGACTGCGGCGGCGTGCTAGAGGAGCGGCACAAGACCGACATGCTCAACGGCGGCGAGTGGATCGCCACCGCGCCCGAGAAGGCCGAGCCGACGCGCCGCGGGTACCACATCAGCGCGCTCTACTCACCCATCGGCTGGAAGTCCTGGGCGAAGATCGCGCGCCAGTGGGTCGAGGCCCAAGGCCACCCGAAGAAGCTGCAGGCCTTCGTGAACAACGTGCTGGCCGAGACCTGGGAGGAGGACTACGCCGCCAAGCTGGACGCCGCCAAGGTGGCCGAGCGCGCCGAGGCCTACGAGCTGCTGTTCGCACCGCGCGGCGTGCTGGTCGCCACGAGCGGCATCGACGTCCAGCCCAACCGCGTCGAGATCCAGACCATCGGCTGGGGCGAGGGCGAGGAGGCCTGGGTGCTGAACTACGCCGTCGTCTACGGCGACCCGACCCGGTTCGAGCTGTGGGGCCAGGTGCTGGACGTGATCAGGACGCCGATCCGCCACGCCAGCGGCGTCCTGCTGCAGCCCTACTGCGCGGCGGTCGACTCAGGCGACGGCAACCTGACGAACGAGGTCTACACGTTCGCGCGCGAAAACCGCGAGGAGCACGTGCTCGCCATCAAGGGCTTCAGCGGCGCCAGGCCGCCCATCGGCAGCCCGTCGAAGCAGGACATCAACATCCGCGGCCAGAAGATCCCGAAGGGCGCGACCCTCTACGCGGTCGGCGTCGACACCATCAAGTCGACGCTCTACGGCCGGCTGAAGCGGTCGGAGAAGGATGGCCCGGGCGTCGTGCACTTCCCGCTCGGCCTGCACGAGGACTACTTCAAGCAGCTCACCGCGGAGAAGCAGGCCACCAAGTTCATCAACGGCATGCCCCGCCGGCGCTGGGTGAAGCAGGACGGCGACCGGAACGAGGCGCTTGACACCTTCGTGTACGCCTACGCGGCGCTGCACTACGCCTACACCAGGCACAACCGGGCGACGTTCTGGAAGCAGATGCGCGCCGTCCTGGAGGAAAAGGCTTCCCGGCTGGCGGCGCAGACCGCGGCGATGGCAGAATCCAGCCCCGAGGCGCCGCTGGCGCCCCCGGTCGTCGTCCAGCACGGCGCCGGCAGGATCTCGCTGGAGGGGTCGCGGAGGTTCAGCCGATGAAGCAGGACGACGTGCAGCGCATCATGGCGGTCATCGAGCGCGTGGCGCCCATCGGCGATGCGCGCGCCCTGGCGGAGCAGCAGCTGCGGGCGGAACTGGGCGGCCAGCGGCTGCGGATCGACCCGAGGCCGCCGCTGGACATGGGCTTCGTGGACCAGCGGCTGCGGCAGCGCGTGCCGGTGCGCGAGATCGCGCGCGAGCTGGGCGTGCACCGGGCGACGCTCTACAAGCACCTGCAGCCGAAGTTGCGGCGCGCCAAGGTAGAATGACGAGGCCCGGCGCTGCTGGAACAGTCGCCGGGCCTCTGAACAACCGATCATCTGGGGATTCGATTGTCTGCCGACGATTCTACCAAGGCATGCTCACGTTGCCTTGCCGTTCTTCCTCTCTCACGCTTTTACAAGAAGTCGAGCTCAGCCTCTGGAGTTCGGTCCGAGTGCAAGGACTGCACGAAGGCCGACTACGAATCAAAGGCCGAAGGCATCCTGGCCAACAAGCGCCAGCGTTACTCTGAAAAGCGCGACGAGATCATCGCGTACCAGAAGGCGTACAGAGAAGCCAACGCCGAAAGAGTCCGCCGCGAGGCGCTGGAGCGCCATCGCAGAAACCGGGACGGCAACGTCAGGAGAATGCGGGCCTACAGGAGCGCCAACCTTGACCGGCTCAGGATGGTCGAAAAGGCCTGGAGGGCCAAGAACGCGGACCTTGTGCGCGAGCGCGACCGCAACAAGCGAGCAAAGCGGGCAGCCGCGTCTGGAAGACACACCGCAGCAGACGTTCGGGCCCTGCTCAGGCTGCAGCGCGGACAATGCGCCGCATGCCGCAAGCGGCTGTTCGGCAAGTTTCACGTCGACCACATCCGCCCACTTTCGCGCGGCGGCTCCAACGACAGGCTGAACCTGCAGCTGCTGTGCCCGCGCTGCAACTTGTCCAAAAGCGCAAGGGACCCTGTGGAGTTCATGCAGTCGATGGGCTTCTTGCTGTGAAATTCAGTCGCTTTCGCGCCCGGGCGCGCGACAAAGTGAGCGCCTAAAATCTCCAGACCATGGCCGGACTCACGCTAGAACAAGCCCAGGCTCAGCTGGCCGCGTACCTCGCGGCAGAAGCTGCGGTGCTGCAGTCCCAAGAATACGAGCTGGGCGGCCGCCGCCTGCGCCGGGCCGACCTGCGCACCATCCAGGCCGGCATCACGCTGTGGAACGAGCGCGTGCAGTCGCTGAGCGCGCGAGCCAGCGGCCGGCGCCGCGCCGTCGTCCCCACGCCCCGCTTCTGATGCCCAAGACCCTACCCAAGCCCAACGTGTTCGAGCGCGCCATCGCGGCGATCTCGCCGGGCTGGGCGCTCAAGCGCCACCAGGCGCGCGGCATGATGGCGCTGTCCAGCGGCTACGTCGGCGCCGGCTACGCCGAGCGCTTCGCCGGCTGGCTGCCGGGCCAGGGCGACGCAGACGCTGACACCGTGCTGTCGCTGCCCGAGCTGCGCGGCCGCAGCCGCGACCTGGTGCGCAACTCGCCCATCGCCTCGGGCGCCATCGAGACGCAGGTCGCGCACGTCATCGGCACCGGCCTGTCGCTGCAGTCGCGCATCGACTACGAGGCCCTGGGCATGACCGCCGAGCAGGCGAGCGTGCGCCAGAAGGCCATCGAGCGCGAGTTCCGGCTGTGGTGCGAGTCGAAATTCTGCGACGCCACCGGGCAGCAGAACTTCTACGAGCTGCAGGACCTGGCGTTCCGCGCGTTCCTCGAGTCTGGCGACAGCTTCCCGCTGCTGGCCGGCGTCCAGCGCCCGGCGTGGCCGTACCGCCTCGCCATCCAGGTGATCGAGGCCGACCGCATCCGCAACGACGGCGACAAGGCCGACACCGAAGGGCAGGTCCAGGGCATCGAGAAGAACGCCGCCGGCGAGCCGGTGGCCGTGCACGTCTGCAACCGTCACCCGGGCCGCTGGGTCGGCCAGATCACGCCGAAGTGGACGCGCGTGCCGATCCGCGGCGCCAGCGGCCGCCTGAACGTCATCCACCTGATGCGCAAGACGCGCCCTGGCCAGACCCGCGGCGTGCCGTCGCTGGCGCCGATCATCGCGCTGCTGAAGCA